CGTTGAGCGCACAAGAGCGCCACCCTTCGAGTTGATAGATACAACGATTCCCAGATAGGGCACGATACAGTTCTCGTTCACACGCACTAAATCACCGACTTTCATAACTACATTATACCAAAGGGTTTTGAGAAAGTCAAGAATTATTTTACAGCAGCGGCAAGAATTTTATCAGAATGCCACCGAACTGTTCCTGGTTTACAAGTAATCTTCTGTAACTCACCCTTGACGAAAACCGTTAGTTCGTTCCGGCCAACTTCTGTAACGATTGCGTGCTTTTTGTCCACCGTAATGAGACTACCAACTGGCGGGAGGCCCTTTTCAGTTGGCGCAGCAGCATTGCGCATCATAAGAAAGGGTCGCTTTTGGTTTGGGGCAAAAAGCAATCCATTCTTTTCAGTCAAGACGAGAGTGGTCTTTTTTGGCTTTCCATTGAGTGAAGAGAACTGCTGCCCCTCAACGTGCCACTGCTTGCCTTGCTTTCGCGCCTGTGATACTTTAAATACAATGGTGCGATACTTAGGGAATGAGCGGAAAGTTTGTAGTTCGCCTTGCCGATTCATTGTAACCTCCGTTCGTGCCTTAGAACGACCGAAACCGAAACACCATTTCTTCATCAAAATATCGTTTGCTTGCATTTTGGGCTCCCTTGATTGTTTCTATATGTATAGTATCACGTGAGAGGCTCGTCGTCAAGAGTTTTTTGCTCAAAAGTTTCAATTTTTATTGATGGGTTTGTATTTGCCTGTGAAGTCAAGCACTTATGGTCAGACCCTTCGGCATAAGATATGCCACAAGTATCGCAAACGGGATGCCATTCGTCGACATTGAATGGACCCTCAATGGTATCCGCTGGGTTCCAGGCTAGCCATCTAATCATTTCAACAAACTTATTCCAGTTATCGTTACCTATAATTCTTACACTGTTTCCACCACCAAAGCTAACAATATAATGAATTTCCGAATCATTAACGAGTTCTATTTCTCCAATCGCCACTTCTAAATGGTCGGGCCTGTCCTGGTTCAGTAGTACTTTTTTCTTGACGCGAAGCTGGCCGAGTCTGGGTGTCGCTAGTCTTTCACAGTTACAACTACAGTTCTCGCAACTCACTCATTGACCCACCTATAAAATTTACCTGCGACTGTAAGGAGTTGTAATTTTTCTGGAATGGGGATGAAAGGAAACACGCCTTTAAGGATGAACATTATTCCAGCCGCAAACATTAAAGATCCCATTTTCCAGAAGTATTTAAAATGCTGTGGATATGTTCTTTTTCTCAAAAATACTTCCCCCCTCAAAAATAAATAGTTGTCAGAGAAGCAAATGATCGTATAGCCACGCCACGAAGAACGGTGTGGCAATCAAAAATAAAAATAATATGTTTTCTCGGCGGTTGTTTTCTTCTTTCGCCGCAAGGGGGAGTGTTTTAAGAACCCATTTTTCAAAAGGTTCAAATATCTTTAATGGTTTGTTCATATGAAATTATACGAACCAACTCAGTTAATTGTTTTGTGTAGAGCGAAACTAAATCGGTTCTATTTCTTTCTTTAGCATCATAGATGTCCTTGCGGAGTCTAATAACAGCAATCTCGGCGTTGACTAGATACTCAAAAGCCTTCTGCATGCCCACAATAGCTGTGCCAACCAGAGAACTTGATTGTGCTTTAAAATACAATCTTCTATTGCCTTCGCTTCTCAAGGCCAGTCTAATTTCTACTGGTGCATCAGATTTTCTCCATCTCCGACTCTCTTTAAACTTTACTTTTAAAGCAAAGTCAGCAAGTTCAATTTGTCGCAAGGATGAATATTTATCACTCAACTGTTCAATGATAGAGCTAAATAAGGCATCGACCATACCACTGCCTGTCCCTTCTATTAGAATAGAGTCTGTCGTACCATTTTTTAAGGTAAGAAAACAAGAAATTTGAGAACAACTATTTTGAATATCTTCTCTGAGAATGAACTGAGAGATATCAATCCCTACAAAATCCTCTCCCAGGATATCCTTGACAATTCCAGTATATTTTTTCTGCATCTCGTCTTCAGGAAGATCGTGGTCCATATATTAACTAGCTTGTTGTAAGCGTTCAAACACCGTATTTTTTGCTAAATAATAGCAAACCGAAGCCAGTAGTATACCAGAAAATACATCAACTATAAAGTGTTGTTTTAGAACTAATGTTGATGTTGCGATGAGGATCGCCCAAATCATATAAGCCCATTTAAATTTTCGGGCTTGCTCTGATAATCCAACAAAGAAAACAAGTAACCAAGAAAAAGTTACGTGACCGGAAGGGAAAGTGTTGCCTGGGCCATCTACCATTCGAGTCAATTCAACTAAACCGGCAGACAAAGAATAGTCTCCAATGGGTTCGCGCGGATAAAAAGAAGGAAAAGCCACGTAAAACACACTCATAATCAAACTGGCGACGACAAAAGCTGCTATCATTGATAAAAATACGTCTCTTCTTTGAATTAGGACAATCGCCGTAAATAAAAGAATTGGAGCGATGGTATGATAGACCCAGACAAACTGTGGAACAAAGGGAATCATTCTATCAAGGTCGGTTGATAGATTGTATTCGTTGACCGTAATAAAAGATTGAATTGAAAAATAAGCGATAAGATAAAGCAAAAGCGTTATAAGAATATAGCGTGCTTTTGCTCGTACCGACACTTATACTAGTCCTCCTGACTGATCAAGCATAATCAATCCACTTTACAAAAATATTGCGGGTTAGTGCGAAAAAAATTTCGCATCTATAAATACATATGTTCGAAAATGTTAAAAATCCCATTTTTAACAGAAATGTCACATTTTCTTCAAAAAAACACTTTTATAAGTCCATTTTTCGCCGTTAGGCCATAAGACTTGTATACGATTGAATTCTCTTTTGTATACTTTAATGACAAGCCCTGCCATTCTAGCGCCTTCGTTTTCTCGTACCAAATCTCCGACTTGAATTGGGGAATCTTCGTCTTCCCATTCGTTGTCACCGTAGGCAGGCTCTCTTGATTTGATCCACTTTTCCCAGTCTTGATCGCTAAAGCCAGACTTATTTTCTTCGTCCATACTACTATAATAATCTATTATTTTGTATTTGTCAAGAGGAAATAACATCCTTAAATTTCGCAAAGTATTGTTTTGTCTCTGCGACGGAAGCTCCCTTAATCTTTGCTACTTTTGCGAATGCGGTTCTAAAAATCTCTTTCAGATTATCTTCGTCATCATTTTCTGATATGATCTCCCAAGCGCTTTCAATTACGTTGTCGGGAGTGCTATCTCCAACTTCCATTCTAAACATCATTTTGTACTCGTCGTCGCTATCAGGGCCGTTGACCCACATTTCACGATTGGGGAGGGGAAAATCATCTTGCTTGCCCCCTGCTCCTGCTCGCATTAGATTAGATACAGCAATAAGATAATCTCGGCTGGACTGTAAGCCCTTTGGTATCTTGGTGCCCTTGGGGCGTAAGATTAGCTTAGCAACTTCATCTTGAACATATGCTTTTACTTCGTCTAGATCTTTGAAACCTCCAAGCTTTTCCGCTTCAAACTCTGGGGAGCGAACTTCCCAACCTTGGAAGGAGAAGTCCTCGCCACCGTGAGTTTGTGAAGCGAGAGCGAGAGGATCGCCAGCAAACATAATGAATACTTCGGGCGAGTTAGGTGCCTTGCGCTCAAATGTAATAGGTATTTTTTTGACTAGATCTTCAAAGTTTACATAAATGTTTGTTTCTATTGAAATATCTGTTGGGTTATAATCATCGTCAACCTCATATTCCCATTCATACCAATCTTCGCCCTCTAATTGCTGGGCCAGTGTGACGAGAGCAGCACCTTCAAAAATACCTTGACTCCTAAAATAGTTTTCTAAAATTTCTTCCATCGCATCATGGTCATCGTCTAGCTGATCAAGCATGGTTAAGTTTTCTTGAAGTTCGTCTGGACTAAAACTCCAAGTCTCCACTCCATTAATATACTCAAACTCAAGTGGTATACTGATGATCACCGACTGATTCCTGACAGTATAGTTCACGTAGTCTTCAAATATATCGTACCCGAAGTCTCTAAGAGGGTCTACTGCGCTTTCAATTACTTTTTTTGCCCCATCGGTAAACACGGGAGTGGTAAATCTGTCTTCTGCTATGGTAAATACCATTTCACCGCTCAATGTAATGGACGCTTCATCAAGATCATTAAGGTCTACGGAGGCTTCTACTTGCATGCCATTTGACCGTCGATTAAAATTCTCCACCATATCACTAACTTCTTGTTCCCACTCCTCTATTACGTTCGCATTCAATACAATATTATCTTCGGTGGTGCTATCAACTTTTGCCTCTCCGCTGAACTTTAACCATTCTTTATTTTCATCCGTCGCGAGCAGGCTTTTTAATAAAACTTCGCTACTTACGCCGTAATCCATATAAGAGCCGCCGTATCTTTCTAAGTTGCTTAAATTTAAAACGCCTTCTTCTTTGGCTGTCTTTAATAGTTTGTCAAACTGTTCTTTTTGATTTTCAAGAGCCCATTTTTTAACTGTATTATAAAACTCTTTGGAGCCCTGCTCGCTCCTTCCATGACCTCCGTAAATCTGCTTGGCCACTTCGGGTACTGCGAATTCCATCTCATGTTCTGGTGAAGCGTATTGGCGGATTCTCAAGCGAGAAACTGGTTCAATGTCGCCCGTCCCTCTTTCTGGGTCTGAAAACAATTCTTCTTCGCCCTTCTGTAAGTCATCTAAAAACTCTTGGTCGCTTACGTCTTCTGCGCCCCATGCTGCTTTTAGGTTTTCCAAATCATCATTCTTCACCACATATGCGACTATACCATGGCCATGCGCCTCTGCTACGGCACATTTGTAGTACGAACCACCCATCCCGCCACTTCTGGACGGTGGAGAATGGCACGATTGAATGCTATCAAAATCACTCATTCTCATGACATCAATCGGGTGGCGAGTGTAGATAACTGAATATACTGAGGATTTTTCTTCCCCTACGTCTCCCGCAGCTGCTTCTGGGTTTTCACGATAGAAAGCACTCTTTTTATTCCACCAGTCAGCCAACTTGGCGAAGTTGTTTGTATCGTCAATCATTATGGGCTGCGTACCAAAGAACACATCCGTAAGCTTACTAAAATCCTTGTTTGCCTTTTCTTCTGCTTCTTCTGAGGCTTTCCTGTATTTTGCGACATTAGTTTCATCTTCTGGTTTTGTTTCGTCGGCACTCACGCCAAAATCTTCAGGGTTTACCTTTTCAAATTCTTCTTGGGCTTTCTTTGCCGCATCAAAAAGGCGCGAACCTTTCTGTAAAAGCTTGCCTATCTTGACTTGCTTCTTTTGGGTTCTAGCGTCTTTTGTTAAGCTTGGATCTTGTGTTTGCGCCAAGGTCAAGATCATCTTTCTTGGCCTCCCACCTTCATACTTTGGTGGGAAGGTAGTCTCATAATAAGTTGCCAATCCTGTGCTAAAATCAGGAGTGTAACCACTCTTAGCCAGTAAAGTCTTAAGTCTGTTAAGGTTCGCATCGTGCGAGTAAAATGGCGCAATTATTCGTGTTTTATCGCCAAAAATCTCATTAAAGGATAAGTCTCTTGGATCCAAGTCCATGAGGATATCTTCGATGTTTTCCATCTCTGCGTCTGTTACTTCAATTAATTCTTCTACTTCTTTCAAAAAGCGTCGGTAATTCTTCATTTTGTTCTCACTTACTTAAATGTTCTTTCTTGGCTAGATTCAAATAAATCCGGAAGAAATGATTTCTTAAGCCTCAAGAGTCTGTCAAATTTTGCGCGATCTCTTGCGTCTGTATATAAAGCTGTTGGTCTGCGAATTTCGCCATCAATAATTTGGTCACTAAAATCGTAAAATTTTGCTCTTTCGTCGGGCGGGCTAGCCTGTGCTATATTAAAAAAGACTAATATTAACATTATCGCAACCAGCACAACCATTAGCGCGCCTGCCAGGCTACAAGGGGTAATTCGTTTCACTCTTTTGGATCCTCCAAGTATTTTATTCGAGTCTTCATAATTAGATCCCACATGTCCGTTGTTACTCCCCAATTTGCATCTTGGTTCTTGCCCATATGATGATCCCAGTGCCATGGTACATTTTGTTTGGCCCATTCTACGTTCAAATGCGCTTTTTTGTGAATATAAAAATAACGAACCAACAAAACCAATAACGCTCCATAGAAAACTGGTGCTATTAAAAATAGAGGCGCATGAATGAGAGCCAGACCAGCTAAGCCCACTATCTCTTTCCAAATAGTCTTGTGCTTCGGCTTACGAGCGTAGTGTAGATCCATCCCGCCATGTTTTCTACAGCCCTTGTGATGGTCGTGCCAGTGAAAAGAGAACCAGCTATTCTTTCTCTTTCCAAGCCCATGAAGAATGTATTTATGAATCAGCCACTCACATAGAGCAGCATATGCATAGGCTAATGGAATGGAAATAAAATACATGAAGAGATTAAAATAACCAATTTGACAAATTACAAGTCCCATTAAGATAATTAGAGCGAAGGGGAGGGTTTCCTCCCCTTCTAAAAGGAGATTTCTAATTAATTTTAATAGTTAGAGGCTGGACCTCTGGGCGCGGTGAGATGGTGATGCGAAGAAGACCGTTTTGATAATCAGCGATTGCTGTTGAAAGATCGAGATTATTATCAAAATTCACATAAGTCTTCTTAAAGCTTCGGCGTGCAATCCGTCGATTGGCAATTTCTTTTTCTCCAACAATAGATTGCGCGCCAACTGTAATACTTTTCTTTCCAGGTTCAATTTCTACTGATAATTCCTCTTTAGAGAAACCGGCCAGTGCGAACTCCATAATTGTTGTGCCGTCGTCTTCTCGATAGATATCAGCGACAGGATACCCTTGAGTTGATTGTTGAACCAACTGGGGCAAGTCCAGTACATTATTAAAGATGTCATCGAAGATTGAACCTCCCAAAAGTGCTGGGCGGCGATGTAGTGATAGTGCGTTACTCATAGTATTTCCTCCTTGTATAAGCAAGTAACAAACTGAATGTCCCAAAGGCAACACTCAGTTCTGTCTATAGTATAGCACTCTGTTTATGTTTGTCAAGTGTTTTTAATGCAAAGCTAGGGAAAGATTGTATTTTTGGACCAATTCGCTTTGGAGACTAAAGATAGAATTTATATAAACTATCAATCTCATTCCCAGTTTTTGCCCCACCATGTATTGATATCGCTCCTCATTGAACACAGCTTCGGCCTCAACTTGCTCCAATACAGACTCCATGTGATAAAGTGCTGAATAATATTCACACACTAAGGCAAATTCATTTTCTGCCTTTTTGTCTCCCATCAGAATATCTGTTATGATGGAGCGAGATATCTTTCTGCCCATATCAATCATAAAGAAGTACCCAATGAACATGTCTTCATCAATCGCAAAAAGAGTTTCTTTTTGTTTCTTGTTGCTCATTTGATAAGAGAAACCTTTTCGCCTTCACCCCAGAAGTGTTTAGATTTTCGCTGATCAACAATTAGGAGTGCTTGAATATACTTCTTGTTATCCTTTTCCAATAAGTAAAATTTATGAGGATCCGCCTCAAAGGAGCCGTACAAGGGCTTGCGCTTGCGTCGCTTTCCGTATTTACTTTTTGGTGGCGTGTTTAGGAATTCAATACAACCTTGGACAACTTCTTGTAGTGGTCTTTCCTGCTGCCCCTCATAATCTAAATCAATATTGACACCTACTACCCACCTCTTTCTTCCGAACCCTTTTATTTGATAAATAGAATTCATGTATTTGCCAAACTTTACTTTGGCATCCTTAGCACAATTACCGTACTTCTTCATCGGAATGAGTTTGCACTCGATCATTAATTTCCTCCAAGTGTTTTCGAAGATCATCGCACCCACCAATAAATTCCATAGGCCCATCAGATCTTTGTGATGTAATGATTGGCACAGTCTTCCAATCAAAATGTCCTTTTACTTTATCTAGCTCGTCCCCTCTTTCATCCATCGTATAGACTGTATGATTGACTTGATTTTGAGCTAAAAGTTCTGTTGCCTTCACGCAATAAGGGCAAGTACTTTTAGACCACATAAAGTAATAGCGGTTAACCAAGGATGACATCTCTTTGTCCCCCTTGTAGTTTTTGTTCTACTAACTGCGGGGCTCCCACAATAATCATTTCTAAGCCGGTATGACCCTTATCCAACGTAAGCCTTGTAAACTGCTGGCGCAGGTCTAGATTTTCTGGAAGCATTCCTTCTTCCAGCTTTTGCTTATAGTTTCGTTCTTCTCTCAGTGAAACTACATGCTTGGGATTGATGTATACCTCCCGTAAAGTATATTTCTGTCGCGATGTATTTGATGCATTTAACACTTCACACACTTCCACTAATCTAATCATTCCTCCTCCTTATAAATCTCTGATGTCACGCTTATCTACGAACCATTCTTCGCCGTCGTACCAAACTTTTACAAACTTATTATCACTGGTGCTCTCCAGCAACAATAAATTCATTGGCTTCTCCAATATCTCTACTTGCTTAAACCCAAAATACTGTGGGCCAATGTCCACAGACTCATTAAATTTGTAAAGTTCCACCTTTGATGGGACGTAAACAAGATTACCCTTGCTTATTGTCATCATGGGTGCCTCCTTTGGGTTCCATCAGGATTTTTTGATAACCAAGTAGAATGTTTGTACACTCCGCTAGCCGGCTATCAATAATGGCCATTTGCTTTCTTGTATCGTCTATGGCCTGTAAAGCCATATTAATATTGTTGTCTTGATGAATGCTATTCTCTGCCAGCTTTAAGCCCGCCATAATGCCTTCTGAGACGTTAACTATTGTCTCGTTTAATAGGGTTGCGACACGTTTGGGGATCTCTTCAATGCCAACAGAATATGTAATGTTTACTCTCATATTATAAACTCCTTGGTAATATGATAGCAACATTTATTCTTTTTGTCAAGGGTTTTTTAAAATAAAGTTTTGTATATTGTTGCAACAGTCAATCCAATTACACTTGTTATAATTAGCCACGTCAAGCGTGAAGAAGTTTCTTTCCAAGATTCTAGCTCTTTAAGGCGAGCGTACAATCCTTGATCGGGGTGGTAGACTGCTTCCTTTATTTTTGAAATGTCTTGGGCCATTTCTTCTTGCTTCTCTTTTACCGTGTCGATATTATTCATAATTTGATCGAATTTCCCCTCGATCTCGACAAAAGTTACCTTTACATTTGTTGGGCAATCTTCTTCAGCCATTTACAAACCCCCCCTGTAACATTAATTAGTCACTAGGCTTCAATAATGGCGTGGTTTGTGGTGATTAGTGTTGAGGCAACTGAGGTCGCATTCTGTAGGGCACACCGCGTAACTTTAACCGGATCAATGATGCCCTCTTCTAGCATATCAATTACTTGACCGTTTGTAAAATCAATTCCAGAATTTCCTTCTTCTTTCTCTGCGGCGGCTAAAATTAAGTCTGGGGATTCACCAGCATTAATAGCCATTTGCCGAATAGGATCTTTAACCGCATCTAAAATAATCCTTACACCCAACTCCTGATCATGACTCGTGGTTTCAACTTCTACGTCTTTTGATGCGCGTAGCAAAGCAATTCCGCCACCAGGAACAACCCCCTCCAATTGTGCAGATTTTACTGCTTCTAGGGCGTCCTCAATGCGATGCTTCTTTTCAATCATTTCAATTTCAGTGGCGGCGCCGACACGAATGATTGCGATACCACTAGCCAATCGCGTGATTCTTTCCTGAATTCTTTCACACTCTTGTAGGCTTTCTGTTTGGGTTATCTCAGCTTTGAGTATTTCAATTCTTTTTTCTGCTTCTTCTAGGTCGCCTTTCCCTCCCACGATGGTAGTGAAGTTCTTAGCACTTTCAAAAGTCTTTGCTTTACCAAGGTGAGTTAGTTTAATGTCTCTCAATCTTAAATTTTGCTCTCGCGTAATAAAAGTTGCGCCAACTGAAAGAGCAAGATCTTTCAGAATGTTTCTTCTCTCTTCTCCGTATCGTGGGGCTTTGATCCCGGCCACTCTCAATGTGCCGCGTGTCGCATTCATGATAAGCGCTGCCAAGGCTTGACCTTCAATATTTTCAGCAACAATAATAAATGGCCTTCCTTCTCGTGCCGCAAGTTCAAGTGCGGGCATTAACTCATCCACAGTATCAATCTTTTCGTCCGTGACCATGATGAGAGGATCTTCGTACCTAACAACTCCACGCTTTTCATCGGTAATGAACGCCGTGGCCAAGTATCCGGAATCAAAGCGAAAACCTTCAACAATGTCTAGGCTCGTCTCAAGAGATCTGGCTTCTTCAATCGTAATGGATCCGTCTTTGCCAGCAAGGTCAACAGCGCTGGCAATTAACTTGCCGATGGTTTTGTCGCCATTTGCTGAAATGGTTGCGATGTGTGCGACATCTCCTTCCGACATAATTGGCGTAGACATTTCTTTTAGATTCTCTACAATCTTTTCTACAGCCTTATCCATTCCTCTTTTAAGTTCAATGGGAGCAGCACCAGCCATTAAGTACCTTTGTGACTGATTGAGAATGGCTCTTGTCAAAACAGTTGATGTAGTGGTGCCATCACCAGCTTCTGAATTTGTTTTAGCAGCCGCCTGCTTGATAATTTGCGCACCAACGTTCTCAAATGGATCTTCAAGCGCAACAAACTTTGCGACCGTTACTCCATCTTTTGTAATAATTGGATTGTCTTGCCCTTGCTTGACATGAAGAATTACATTTCTTCCTCTCGGGCCTAATGTAGAAGCAACGTTATCTGCTAAAACGTTTGCTCCTTTTAATACTTTTTGTTGTAGATTCGTTCCAGATTCATATTGACGGGACATACATACCTCTCTGCGTAAAGTTGTCTCTCATAGTATAGCAAATATTGTGGGGAATGTCAAGCTATTTTTCAATCTTTTCAACAGCGTTGTTGGTAGCAACCTCTAGCTGTTTGGCGTTATTGATGGCATCAAGAGCATATTGCTTTCTATCCTGCTCTGCTCTTTCACCATCAACTCCCAAGAAATAATCATTAATATTGTCAGTAAACAATTGTAACTGCTCATAGACGGGAGAGATGGTTTGCTGTAAGAGATTCGCATAATTAGCAAATGTCTTTTTCATAAATTCGGGGCCGATCATTAGGGTGCCGATTACTTTAAAGTTCGCAATTGCCTCGGCTTGTGATCGCGTGAACTCAAACTGCTGCGGATCTCTATAGCCTGGGGTTAGTTCTAGTTTGGCTAAGATGGCGTCTCTGTCGCCTGATTGAATGGCCTCTTGTATTTCTTCAATTAGGCTAAAATTTCCAAAAAGCTTTTCAGCTTTTGTACCCTCAAACTTCTCTTCGGAATGTACAATACTGAATGGAGCAATGCTTTGTAGCTCCTCGTCGGGCAATTCAAATAAATAATTTATAACCTTATTAAAATCATTCTGGTTAAGCTTTACTTCTCCTAGCTTTTCAGGTGCGGTGGGGGAGAAGTCAAAAACTCTTGCGCGACCAAGGGCTTCTAGTGGCTTCGCAACGGTAATTCTTTTGATAGCTTTCTTATCTCGTATCAACTGATTTAATGTTGATTTAAACTCCGATGCTGTGTCCAATGTAACTGGCTCTTTTCGAGTCACCTTTGAAAGAAATGGAGAAACGAAAACATCTAAAAAGTTTTCTAATGTAATTGTAAATTCTCCAAATTCTAATCCCTGGTCCTTGCCAATTCTGCGCGCATCTAAATAAACAATGTGATCAACAACTTTAAAGTGCTCAACCATGTTTCGGAAAGAGCCCTTCACACCAGTTGTTTGGCCGAGAAGCTTCAAGGAATAGTGTCTATCGCCTAAAACCACATCGGTAATAGGCTTGCCGGCTGCGGTCATGCCTTCAATGTCTTCCGGCTTTGTGATTTGAACGGACTTTCCGCCAAATAAACCTGCTAGAAAGCCTTCAAAGATAAAACCTCCAGCACTTTCTGTAAAGTTTGTAATGATTGCCGAAAGAATTTCCGACATCACCATTGTGGATAGGATTTCACCTATTGTTGCACTTTCTTTTTTTGTTTCTAGAATGCTGTTAAGCGCTGCGAGTTTCGCCTCCAATGTTTCACCTGGGATGTTGGAAGCGAACTTTTCAATCATCGCACGGTCTTCGGTGCCAATCTTACCAAAGTCTTCGCTGATACGGATTTTCGGAAAAGATATATTGATATCCTTTTCATCGCTAGTATCTAGTTCTTTTGCTTCCTCACGAACAAAGGAAAGACTGTTCACAGTTTCTTCAATCAATTGAAGTAAACTCTCAACTCCCAAAGTATTCTTCGGGCGGAAGTAATTTTCTACTAACTTATCTATATCGCTCATATTATTAATTAGTTCTATGAATTACGAATTTCTTCTAAAACCTTATCCATTTCTAAATTAGCAGTGTCCCATTTCCCTCTGGTTAGATGGAAGTGATTTACAACCCCTCGGTATGTTCCTCTGACTGCCGGATCGTACACCGCCCTGAATAACGTTCCATCGACATTAGTAGGGCATTGAACTGGAATGTCATAACGATCACAAAGAGTTTTAATTAGGGCTTTATAAGCCTGTATTTGTACTGGATAAAAACCTAAGCAGTCTTTTACTTTTGTCCCGTGAACTGGAACATCTCTCAATACGGGCCTTTTACCGAAACCTTTCTGCTCGTACCAGCGCTGATATTTAAGATAGATGGCGTTACTGATGTCTACCCCGATAGCCCTCTTGTTCCATAGGCGTTTTCCAGCATGCCAAGCTTCGTGTTGCGGATCGACCATTTGAAAGATAGTTCCGTCATTATCAACCACAAAGTGACTGGATATTCCTTTTCTATTCAGGACTTTAAAACAAGATTCTGCTGACAAACAAACATCAAAGTGAGTTACAATATTCTTGATTGGTCGCTTGCCGGCTTCATATCTTCGGTAATTACCCCTGGGAAGCACCAAGGCGTTATTATCAGTTAAATTAACAACTTTATCCCAATCAATTTCTGTCTTACGACCATCGCAAATAATGTAGCTACGTCCTTCATTGTCCACTTCTTGTAGCTCACGATCAGCTAAAACCCTTCTGTAAGTAGCTGGGCCACACTTGCCATCAACGTCTAGGTCACGGCTTCTTTGGAATTCCATGATCTTGCGTGCCAAGTCATCGTCAAACCCGCTAGCACCAAACCACTCTGGGAACCACCCCAGCCTTTTGGACGAACGTTTATTGTATCTGTTTGTTAGCCAAGACATATTATTTACCTCTATACAATTATATCAGCAATGCCATATTCCACAGCCTGCTTTGCGTCTAAATAGACATTTACCTTTCTATCTAGCATCTTCTTTAAATGCCTTTTTGTTAGATCTGATTCTTTTACTAGCGCATTGGTATGCTGTTCCTGGATCCACCTCATCTCTTCCATTTCGTTTTCTAGGTTGTGAATCGGTCCCCAGTTCCCACCAGCAACTGCGTGAAGCATTACGCGGCAATTCGCTCCAATCTTTCTTTGCCCTTTGGTACCTGCTGCCAACAGCAAAACACCCGCAGACATTACCTTTCCCATACCAAAAGTATTGATCACACAATCTTCGCGAACCATTCGCATGGCATCGTAAATTGCGAACATCCCAAGCGCATCGCCACCCCATGTTGAAACATAAAAGTCAATGGGCTTGTAGATTACCTCTTTTATTGGTGATTCAGGATCTTCCGGATCTTCTGGTATTTCCTCTTTGCCTGTTTCGCGCAGGGCAACTAAAGATAGCGTAATCTCTTTTGCCTTCTCCTCATTTAGATCCCCGAATAGATTAATTATCCGGAGTTTCGGCTCCGGAGCCTTCGGAGCATCCATGATTATAATAGGAGGAATGTTACTTCGTGACTCTTCCTCCTCTTCAAGAACTTCCTCAACAGCTTCCTCAATAATTTCTTCTTCTATTTTTTTCTTTTTCTTTGTCATTATAACCTACTTTTTTGCGTCAATGCCTAGCTTGATGGGTTTTGGTAATCCCTTTGTGTTGATCTCAACCAATTTAAAAGGAAACTGTTTAGCCCACGCAATCCATTCGTCCATTGTATCAAAACTGCGATCAAAGATTAAAATTTTATTCTTATCTTTATCAGTTCCCATACCTACGTCTCTCCATTCTGACATTTGTTTAAAAGCTTTTTTCAAAGCACGAATGCCTTTAATTCCTTCCCACTGTAAACGATAACTAATCCGGCCGTCCATACGGCTTGGGATCTTCCATGCTGTCGCTGTCATATTTGTCTCCTTTGGTAAGTCCAATGTTTATTGTACCTTTTTCCCACCAAATGTCAACCTTTTTGTGAATAAAATATCGAATTATTTGCGCGTATTCTTTTATTTGCTTTTCGTTTAGCTCTTTTCGTTTGGCTTTCTTTGCGCACCAATGCAATACTGAATTTGCCATAAAGGCACGACCAGCGTATATGATATTATCGTCGGTATGCTGAATTGCCCCCTCGTCTGAAAGCCAACCAAAGAAATTCATTTTGGAAGTTGATTTTTATAAACCTTGTCTAAAATTTCCATCGCTTCTTCCCAGTTTTTGAAAGGGATAGCTGCGCGTACCGCAGGGGGGACAGACCCGTGGACTTTTTTCACGCACCTCTCTTTCCACTGACGAAGAACCGCTTCGTCGGCTAACTTAATGTTATTAATTTCTATTGAAGATAGCTCAGACTCTTCCATTGTCTTGTATTTAAGCGCTCGAATAAAGGCCACGTCTTCAACGATTGTCCCAAGAAAACTTAGGGCATCTAATTGAATGGCCTTTATGAGCAACTGACTATGGCCGATTCTCAACAAATAGGAAATTAGTTGGTAAGAGGCTGCGCCAAATACAAACCAAATGAACTCAGTCATTATTCCCCTTTCAATTCTGATAGACGTTGGGCGACTCGCTTGTAAACCTCATTAACAATGCTCTCGCTTAAGTCAGCATCCGTATCTGTTGCGGACTCTTCCAACTCTTCTTCTTTGGACTCTTCAAGCTCCTCTTCTTGGGCCTCTTCGAGTTCCATCTCTTCTTCTTCTTCTACCTCAAGCGGCTCACCAGTCATGTCATCCTCTGCGGGAAGTTCTAGCTCGGCGGCCTCCATCTCTTCGGGCTCGGCCATCTCGGCGGCACCACGAAGCTTGTCGGCTAGCATATTGGCAGCATCGAGAGCAGCGAGAAGTGTATCAACATCCTCGTCAGTCAGAGTCACTTCACCTTCAGCTTCAGGCGCGTCCTCTTCAACGTCAAGATCGAGATCCATTTCAAGCTCGTCTCCACCTTCAAGTTCCTCGGCTTCTCTTTCCTCGCCTTCCTCTTCGCCCTTGCGATACTCATCGACGTCAGCCTCTTCGCGGGGCTCGTCGTCTTTATACATCATACCGTAGCCCATCTCATTGACGAAATCACTTGCCAGCGGCTGCGTACCAGCTAGTTTCATGAAACGTCTTACTGTCCCTTCATTTAAGAGATTTTTATCTTCTTTCATTGTCTTCTCCTTGAAACATGTTTCGGCCAGCACTTCTGGCATTATTCTATATAAATAGTTAAATTGCTTTTAAAAGCCTGTTTTTTTGCATTTTTTGTACGGCCTTATCTTGTATCTGTTTTACCCTCACAAGGCTGATGTGTAATCTTTTTGAAACCTCTTCCAAAGTCATGCTTGGATTATTCTCGACGGCAACTAAAGTACAGTTAAGATCCTTCTTGTAGTCAATCCACAGTCGACAATCTTTTTGTATACATCTTTTCTTTTGTTTTTTACACTCTTTTGCACACTCTCTCATAAATCTGGATGCTCCTTTTCTAGTATATCAAATATGCTCTCGATGTCCTTCTTGTTTAAACCAAATTTATTAATGGTTTCAACTTCTTTTTCTCGCATTCTTTTCGCTTTGTTTCTCTTGATGGCTGAGATCTTGTTTGCTTTTATTTCATTGACCATCGCCAGCATGTGTTCATTCCTTCCAACATAAGCTTTCACCACCTCGTTAAAAAAGTCTTTAATCTTAATCTCATCATAATGCAATCTTATTTTTAGCTCCGCATGTAGGGCGTCTGTACTATCAAAACAAATCTTCTTGATTGTATTTCCATACTCAACCTCGGACACTACTTCTTTCCTAAGATGTGAGTGTGACTTTCATTCAGCCCGGCTGCGGTTTGTCTAACGAAAACTGCGTTCTCTTGTAGTTCTTTTACTGTCCTCACACCAGAATATGAAAGACCCGAAGCAATGCCATTTTTAATCTGCGTCAGCACATCATCCACCGGCCCCTTGTAGGGAATCATTGTGGCAACTCCCTCATCAGAAGAGTACTTTCCACGCCAATCCATTTGCGCCTCTTTGCTCGCCATTCCACGATATTCTTTTTTGACGCCGCCGAGTGTAACGACTTTATTCCCTGGTGACTCATCAGTTCCCGCCAACATTGAGCCAAGCATTACAAAATCTGCGCCTGCTGCGAGGGCCTTTACAATGTCTCCTGAACTGCGAATGCCACCATCGGCAATAATCTTTACACCACTCTTCACTGAAGCGCAATCAAAGATGGTTTGAAGACCTGGCATGCCATGGCCGGTTTGAATTCTTGTAGAGCAGATAGAGCCACCACCAACATTACACCTCACGCTATCAGCGCCCCACTCAACCAGGGCTTCAAAGCCTTCGCGGGTAGCCACATTACCAGCCATGATGTGTAGTGTGTCGCCCACCTCGGCCCTAATGGCTTTGATGGCTCGTTTCATTAGTGCGTGATGCCCGTGCGCGACGTCAATACAGATAACGTTAACGCCAGCATCAAATAGATTAACGGCTCGTTGTAGATAATCACCGGAGACGCCAACAGCCGCAGCGATGCGGGGAGCATGGCGCGAAACTAAAGCTTTATGAACTTTGCCCACCATCTCACACTGCTCTTTAATTGTGTTATAGCGATGAATAACTCCCAGCCCACCAGCATTATACATCGCCGTTGCCATGGTTTCTCCCGTCACTGTATCCATCGGAGAGGAGATTACTGGAAGCTTCATGTAAATGCTATCTCCTAACTTATTGGATGTATCAACCTCTTGTCGGCTTTCAATGTCCGAATATTGCGGCACTAAAAGTACGTCATCATATGTCAATGCTTCACTAAACTTCACTCACTACCTCCCATAATTTTAACAGCATATCTATCGGTGCTGTTATTGTATCTTCTTCGCCGCTTATTAAAATCTCATAATAAAAGTAAGGCTTTTTAGATTTCGGTCCAATTTCTTTCACAATCATAGCAGTTGCCCCTGTATGTTTGTGTTGGATCAAGTCACCCACCCTCACTGATCAATTCCAAGTTTGACTTTAATGCGTATGCAACTTTGTGGCCCATGCTTGTATCTAAATATTGAATGTCCGCAGCGATAGGATATGTTCTAACAACGAGAGCGTACATGCCCCCATTCCTGCAATATTCTTTCACCCTAACCAAATCACCGACTTTCATTTGCTTCCACCTCTTCAATGAGCTTATCTAAATACCAGCGCGCTTTTTTCAAATCTTGTAACGACTTCCCTTTATAGGGATGTCGCGTAACATATTTGATAATATTGCTCTCTGGATAATCCATTCTCCATGAGCGAATATATGTATAGGTTTCAATTGCTTGTTCGCCTTTCCAATTAATATTGTAGTGGTTTGGGCGATTTACCTTATCTTCTACCACTCTCTCGTTGGTCGCTTCCATATCGCCCTCCCCACCAAAATTCCAACTATGAAACAAAGTACGTTCGAAGACAGAACAATTGAGCCTATTACTATGCCACTACTCATCGCGCCACCTTAAACGCTGTAATCACCGATCTAAAGCCTTCTTTGGACATCTTGAAGTGTACACCATGGTCGCCATGATCTCTAATCTCCAGGATGAATTTTCGGGATCTTTCAATCAATTTAGCTGCGTCTTTATTATTTGAGTAGAACCAAACAAAGCCTTCTTTAAGATCTCCTTTGTTGCAATCAATCATTGATTCGCTTTCAGAATCGCCGGCCTTTCCGTGAAACCTTTTCTTGATCTCTCTTAATACTTTGTTAAAGTCTTTATCGCCTCTTACGTATCTTTGTCCCATTTTCATTAACCCAACTCTGACCAAGTACCGTTCTCAAAGGTAAAACCAAAGTCTCCCTCAATCTTCTCTTTCATTGGCTCCCAGTTATCATTGCCCTTGTTATAGTCGTCAAACAAGACATATGTTTGATCCCAGTCAAAGCCACTCAAACCCTGAACATATCCTCCGCGCGTATACTCAAAGTGGGTAATGTTATCTGGCTGTACGCCAAATCTCTCCCCAAATGCGTTACAAAACTCAACATGGTCATAGCCTTTCTGCCACATTACATATTCGTCGGCCAATCCTAGCGCTTCTGCGACACTTTCGCTGATTGCGAATCCTGTCTTTGATTGTGGATAAAACTGCATTTACTCCTCCTTTTTATTTTCTAAATGCTTTTTAAAGTCCTCAACAATCTTTAATGCCTTTTTCCAACAGTCTGGGCAATAAAGATTTACTTTTCCTTCTTCCTGTCTCACAACTACGTTCCAAGACATTACCTGTTCTTTATTCATTTTATCAAACGGCTTCTCACAAGTCAAGCATTTATCTGATAATTTGTCAAATAAAGCAACTTTTGTGGCCATTTCTTTTTCGGCGTTCTTCTTTTCTTTGACTGCCTTTTTTCTACTTAATTTTCTTTCTAGCGATCCCATTATACATTCCCCGTTGAACCGAAACCTCCAGAGCCCCGTTCCGTTTTCTGATTTAAATTGTCTTCAAATACCTCTTCAATGCCACAGTGATTGATAGGCACCAAGACCGCTTGAGCAATTTTTTCTCCCGGCTTAAATGATTGCGTGTCATGCCCAATGTTGTGAAGATTTACATACACCTCCCCATCATACCCGCAATCAATTACGCACGCACCCACGACCAATTGCTTTTTTGAAGCAATCCCTGATTTGTTTTTAACTTCTAACATATATCCATATGGAACCTCTACTTTGATTCCCGTAGGAAGCAAACGCGACTCCTTTGGTGGAATAAAGAATTCTTTTGTACAATCGTACAACTTCTTTTCTCCATTTGGGCAATAAAAAATATCCATCCCAGCATCCGTTCGGTAAGCTCGAACTGGTAGTTTTGCGTCTGAACGAATTTTATAAACCTTTAGATTCACTTGTCCCCCTTATCAACATTGTTGGTAAAATCATTAATTCTTCTTTTAGAGATCTCAATATACTTTTCCTCTAAATCAATCCCTAGAAATTTCCTGTCTTCAAGTAGCGCGCCAATACCCGTGCTGCCGCTGCCGCAAAAAGGATCTAACACTATTTTGCCTGGAGGGCAATACACTTTAATCAGATAAGACATCAAAGCAATGGGCTTCGGCGTAGGGTGGTCGTTATATTCTCCGCGCTCTTTTCGTGTTACTCGTGGGGCATAAAAATACTTTTGGTGTTCTGGTAAAACCTCCCCAATGATATTCGAAGGGTATCGGCCGGCCGGATTAGCATCGACTTTTCCAAACTCTTTTTGACTGCCTGTTGTCTTGCCTTCTTTACCAAAGACCCTTCGTTGCATGCCCCCCTTGACCCACCCCTTCGGGGGTTCTCCGTCCCATGGTATGCGAGTTGTGTCTACGTCTATTTTTCCCACGCCCCACTCTTCAAAGTTTTTCTGAATAGATCCCTTGAAGGGCTTTTGTGCCACAACAATGGGCTCGTGCGCCGGTTTGAGGCGATTCTTTTTAGGCATTTTGGTGGTAATCATCCACATGATTTGATCTTTTATAACAAAGCCGGCGTCCTCTACAGCAACCGCCATTCGATGATATAATTGTGGACTACAAAAACTTAAACAAAATGCGCCCGGTTTTAAAACTCTATAAACTTCTTGCCATAGTTCTTTTGTTGGAACGGAATGATCCCACTCCTCCATGCCCATTCCATACGGAGGATCTGTTATACAGGAATCAATACTATTTTCTGGCAGTTCGGTTAAAACTTCCTGACTGTCTCCAGTTACTAACTTAAACCGCATTAAGTACACCCTGCTCATGTTCACTTCGAACTGCTTCATTAAAATACGCAGCATTTTGATTATGCATAATCATTGGTCGCGTGTAGTGCTGTAGTACAGAATTCTCATTAATGAGCATGGCATTGTACTTTTCATCTATCTTCCGGTGCTCCCTAATACACTCTTGGAGCATCTCATATACTTCCGGCGAGCATACGTGAGCGCCACGGTATATGGTTGTTTCATCGTGCTTTTCAGAACAAAATACATAAATATACTTTTCCTTGGGGATCCCAGAATTATACATTGGCTTGTTTCCTTTGGCACTTTTACACTCAATGAAGTGCAGATCGCCGTCTACCTTGACAATAAAATCTGGACTATTGTGGGTACCGCAAGGTTGAGAAATATAACTATTATCTGGCATGCTGGAGTGGTCTGCGTCGTTAAGCCAAGCATCACGTTGCTTTTGTTTAATGCCTCCCTTTTGTAGATAAGATAGGCCATGCTTCTTGAGTTTGTCTTCCACAGCGTCTTCATGCTTTGCGACGTTGTGTACCGCTCCGCTAGCAGCAGCATAGTTCTTATAATAAGGCATGGTTTTAATATCTTCTAAAATCTTTCTCATCTTTGTCATGGCGACCTCCAAGTTCTTATACATGTATATTACTAGAAATCTTTTGATTTGTCAAGTCTTTATCCCAACATTCTAAAATTATGTTTGATAGATCTTGTGCTGAATCCCCACTGTTCATCGTAATCTAACTTGCTCATGTAGGGCCGATTAATGTAAATGTGATCTTTTTCGGGCTTCACTCCCCAGCATTTAATACTCGTGATTGTAGATGTACTATCAATCACTTTAACAATCCAATATGTTTTTCCATTTTTGGTTTTCTTTGTGATCACCTCTCTCGGGATAAACCAAGCGACTCCCAAGTCATTGTCCCACTCTCCGATAGGCGGAACTTGGAAGTGATTAAGCTGATCTAAAAGCCTATCATTTAACACCAAATCTAGCGGGAAAACACCAGTTAATGACACCAGATTACTAATCCTTTCTTCAATAGAAAAGTCGCCTTCTGGCTCGTAAAGTTGTATATTATCGGCAAGTTTCTTTGGGTTTAGTGGCCGATCAACAATGCATGCTGACCAAAAATGCTTAAGCCCTGTGAAGCGGTCATCAATAAGATCATCCAAGGCTTCACTTCTTGCCAGCACATCTAGCGCTTTCTTATTGAGCTTAGAATAGACAACCTCTTCGTTAAAGAGAAATTCTTCAACAGTGTTAAAAGGTCTATGTTTCGTGATTTGTTCAATTGCTTTATCTCCTAATCCTTTCAAAGAAGTTAAGGGCTGGATGAGAGTTTTGCCATCTTCGCTGATCTCCCACACTGCGCCTGATTTGTTTACATCCACTAATTGAATATTAAATCCATACTTCTTTGCTAAGTTAATTGCTTTTTCTTTTCTGCTCTCCGGTTCTTTATCCAAGAAAGCCGCCATCCATTCAGCGGGATAATAATTAAATAGCCACGCACACTGAAAAGAGATGATTGAATAAGAAACGGCATGGCTCTTATTGAATCCGTATCCACTGAAGAATTCAAACTTTTGCCACATCTTGTTTGCCCAATCTTCAGACAAACCTTTTTCTACGCAACCTGCGACGAACTTAAGCCTAAGCTCGTTCTTCTGCTTTGCCACTTCGCCTGTGCCTTTCTTTGTAAGAAGTTTGCGAAGCTTATTGCCTTCATCCAAACTAAAGTCTTTGCCCAGCTTGTGAGCCAAAAGAGCAATCTGCTCCTGAAAGATAAGGAAGCCATAAGTCTCTTTTGTATATTCTTTTACAACATCATGGCCATAGCGAATGCTTCTTGGGTTATCTTTTGCGTCGACGTAGCTTTCATGTACGTTCGCACTCAAAGGCCCAGGTCTGTAAATGGATGTGATGGCCGCAACATTAATGATATTCTTCGGCTTAGCCTTTACGCAGAACTTTTGCGCACCCTCCTCTGTGAACTGAAAGATACCTGCCCATTTCCCTTTGTGGAAAATGTTCTTATACACTTTCTGGTCATTAAGATTCATCTTGTCTGGGTGAAGATGTTCGTTGTAGTATTCTTGAATTTGTTCAAACGTCGGCTCTTCAATTCCGTGATGCCGTTTGAGAATGTGACCAATCGCACCCTCAATCATTTTCAAAGTCGAGAGTCCAAGGATATCAAACTTAATGAACCCCATTGGCTCAAGATGACGAACGTTCTGCCCTTCTGACCACGGCGTTTGAGTGACACCACGACTGTTGATCAAGGGCATATAACGATCTAGGTTCTCACCGACAACAACTC